CTACAATTGCATTTGCAAGCTTCTTAACCTCAGTGTTACTTTTAACCAACAATTCATCAGTCAAATGTGCCTTATCTTTTACTTCCATAATGAACCCTCCTACGTAATATTATTGGATTAAATTTCTATTATGTCACCTACTTGGTAGAAATCATCTACCGAAAAAACAATTACCGCAGTCTCTTTGTTCCTATCTCCGATAGCTACAAAGTTTGCTATCTTCGAAAATTCAACTGTCAAAAAAGAGTTTAACCAAGAGATTCCCGTGTCAACTAGAATTACACCTGTGCTAGGGTCTACTATACCGTCTTCCAAAAAGAAACTTCCCATTATTGCTGGAGTTAGCTCATCTGTAGGAGAAAACTCTACAACCAAAAGATTTTCGTCATCGTATTTAACATATGAAAAAGGTAAGTCTACCATCTGAGCAACTCCTTTTCTAAAATGTTTTCCGTACTCCATAAAGTACTTGTTTAAGTAATAGCACTTAAAAAATATTTCGTTCAACTTCCTCCAAGAAAATTTTCCTTCACTTGGTAGAGCGGGGGTCAAGCTTCTTAGCGTTGAATCTGTTAAAAACTCATTAGTTATGCACCTAAACCAGAGAGATTGCATAAACCCGTCAAAGGGATAGTAAGCTGTGCTCCTATATTTTATTCGCTATCTACCTCCTTTCCTAGGAACTCTGCATACATAAACTTATGGTCGTCAGGTAGTGCGTCGTAAATGTGTTGCATAAGTACGTTAAATTCTTTTAATGCAGGTGGTTTAGCACGAAGCTTAAAGATGTGACGCAATTCTCTTGCGTTCACAGTCATAACTAAATCGGTGTACATACATTCAGGAATTAGGTATTTTGCTACATCGTTTCCATAAGCGGATGCGAATTTTGACGCCAGATACAGCTGTTCAGATACAGCGTCTATGTATGCATCTCTATCAGTACCTTCCAACTCTGGAGGTACATAAAAAGCGTACTGTAGTTCCCTTTTAGAGAGAACTCGATTCAATGACCAGCGGGTACTTTGGACGCTGAGGGAGAGCAACCTGTGCCGGGCAAGCTGTTGAAGCAAGCCACGAGTGATACCCTCAATCCTGAAGGTGTACACTATGTGCTCTATAACACTTTCGTGACCAGCTTTTAAAAGTCTGTTAATGAAAGGCTTAGGTTGCCTCATGTACGTAATCATTTTATACAAGTAATCTGTACAAGTCAACCCTGCAACTGCTACGTTTTCTAGTGGTAAGTAACCTAAAAGAAAAACTTTCACAATGATATCCTCCTTTAATTTGACTAATCTTTTTTCTTAGATGTCCACTCTTTCAACTTTCCACTCTTAGCCAGATAAACGAAACCTACGAAGAGAAGTATTGCAAGAGGTGCAGCTACATAGTTGGGCAAATCCATTTATCTCACCTCCATTAGTTTTTCCCAAACTTCTTTGGGAATTTTATATTTATCACCACATAGGTATTGTCTTACAGGAGTACATATAACTAGAGTTGCAGATGATGTAAAGGACATATCACTTCTGTAAATTTCATGATTATTAAATACTCCATTTTTGTCACAAATACAAATTCCTTCTGGAATTATACCTTTAGCAATTAAATCTTCACACGTGAAAATCAATTTATTCCCCTCCTATTTCATTGCTCTATAAATATTATATCACAAAACATTTAAAGTTTCAACCTCGAAATTATTGTAATTGTACTTTTGTTTGTTTTTTAGTGTTGTACCAAAAGATAGACACATTAGGACCTAGTTTTAGGTTGTTTGATGCAAATTCTGATACTATTGTTTTATAAACATCTGGATGTTTAAACTTAAGTTGTTTATAAAGTACGCCTAAAATAAAACCACCGTCTTTAATATAATCAGGGTTTCCATCATATTTCAGTTGGTTTGCTAAACAAATAGAATCAGGGAATATACCATACTTGCCATAAATATCTTTGATAAGCGATGTATCTAAATCAGCAGTTATACTGTAAACCGTATTACTTGGACACACTTTAATTAGCGGAATCGAAACAGGTATTTGCGATTGATTTAAATAATCATTTTTAGAGAAGGTTATATCTTCTCCAAAATCCAATAAAGCATCTTTTCTGCTGTACATGATATTATTTCGTTCCTTGTTAAGCTCAGCACTGTTTGTGAAAAATTTTGAGTTTAACAAATTAGACATCCGCATAGAACGTAAAACAAACAATCTAACAAAAGCTTTATAAGTTTCATGTGTTAACTCTTTAACGCCCATAAGTTGTAAATTCTTTATAAGGCTATCCATGTTATCAAATAAAACGTCAGCGTGTAGGTGTAAGGGGTCGTTTGTATCTAAATTATTACGTCTTCTGTAGCTTAAAATGTAAGAAGTAAAGTATTTCATTATTCTAGGGGTAAGTGTGTAAAATAAGTCATAACGTTCAAAAGTTAATTGTTTATCGTCTTCTTTGCTGCGAGGAACGAAAGCGTAATGGAGCACTATGTTTGAGCCCAAAGGTCTCATGATAAGAGTTAAGGCTGAAGTAACAGGGTGCATTGGAATAAAATCACCTTTAAACTCATAAATTTTACATTTACTTTTTTTTGTTGTAGCCATAACTAACACCTCCAAAATTTTTTGTAAGGGAAGAATAACATAACAAAAATAAAAAGTCAAGGGGAGAATTTGCAAAAAAGATTTAAATGTACAAATGTACAAATGTACATTCTCAAAGACTATAAGTTTAAAATCAATTTTGTCATAACGAGTAACATTTAGTTTAAAATTCTTTTTTTCATAAACAGTACCTCTTAGTTTTAAATTCCTTTTTTTCATAAATTGTACCATTTAGTTTTAAATTCTTTTTTCTTATATATTTATATAATAACTATAGGGAAATCGAAGTTAGGAAATTTGTATGAAAGAAAAAAGGAAAGAAAAAGGGAAACAAGAGATGAAAAAATGTTAACCTGTTTATCTCCTAAAACGCTAAATGTATCCAATCTCCCCTTCCATCGCTAAAGCATTACAGTACTAAAGTAATTTAATTTTGTATCTGGTGTCCACAACTTTAAATATTTGTGATATAATATTATGTGAGAAGGTGAAAAATTATGGGGAGGTGTCCTGTATGTCAGACATAGTTAATAAAATTAAAGCTCTCGGTATCGAAAATAAACTCTATGAGATTTATAGTTCAAAACTCAAAGAGGTCTACGCTTACCTAGCCGATGTTCTTTTTTTGGAATATAACCTTTCTGCTTCCGCTGATGATATAGAAAGATTTATAAACTCTTATCAGTCGGAACATTTAACTGATTCACAGTTGCTCAATATGATGATTAAAGATGTCAAAGACGTATTATTTGGTGCTGGTGCTGGAGGTCTTTCCTCTGAAGAGAAGATGGAATACATGAAACTCCTACAGAACTTGTTAACTACGAAACATAAGCTTATCGGTATTGAGAAGGAACAGCAAGATAATGACGTGGATGCGGCGAAACTTAGGGCTGCGTTGGAGAGGGCAGGTATAAAGTTTAGCAGAGGGGATAAGAAGTGAATAAGAAACAGCATTCGTCAATATATGACCCGACGATATACACCGATTTCATAGATGTTTTCATTCCCACGTTCTTTAAACATGTAATGATTCAGAGGTATCCTGATGGTACTGAAAAAGTTATTCCCTCTCCTAAAGTGCATAGAGAGATTTATGAAATATTAAAGACTTTGCCGTTGAGGTTTCTACTGCTTGCGCCTCGAGGTTTGGCAAAGTCAACTTTGCTTACATTTCTTTGGACAATATACTCTAGTGTTTATGGTTTATCTAGTTTTAAGATTATCATCTCTGATTCACATACTAAAGCATGTAACTTCGTAGGACGTATACGTAGAGAGATTGAGCGAAACACCTTGTTGAAGAAGGTGTTTAAACTGGAGCCTTTGGAACCGTGGACACGTGAGGAAATTGTTTTCCGTGTAGGTTGGTTACCTGAAGACCGTCAAAGGGTTCGTATAGTTGCTAGGGGTATAGGACAGTCGCTTCGTGGTTACGTTGACGATATACGTCCTGATGAGATTATCCTCGACGATATTGAGAGTGAGCAGACTTGTGACACTCAAAAGAAAAGGGAATCTAATGAGTCTTGGTTCTGGGGACAGGTAATACCTGCACTAGACCCTGTTGTTGGTAGGCTTATCATCGTAGGTACTATCGTTCACAGGGATAGTTTGTTAGCTCAGCTTTATTCCAATCCACCTGAGGGTTGGGTTACCAAAAAGATAGAACTACTGGATAAAGATGGGAACTCTGTATGGGAGGAGCGTTTCTCTAAAGAAAGGATTCAACAGATTAAGGACGAGTATATACGGCAGGGTAAACTGAGTAAGTTTTACATGGAATATTTTAATGATCCTTCACATGCTGAAGTGCGTCCTTTAGATGATAAACGTGTTCGTGAGTATGACCCTTATAATCTTCCTGATAGTTTACAGACGTTTATCGGTGTTGACTTTGGTGGTTCGCTTGAAGTGCTTAATGATCCTGACTATTCAGTTGTGTCCGTTGTTTCTGTAGATGCTTTCGGAAATTGTTATGTCAGGGATTATGTTCATAAACGTATGCCGATAAACGAGACTATAGACCACATATATGAGCTGTACCAGAAGTATAACGCTAATATGCTAGCTCTTGAAACTTATGGTATACAGAAGTCGTTCTTGTATCTTGTAGAGCAAGCAGGTAAGGAGCGTGGTGTTTATCTAAACATTGAGGAGGTTACGCAGAAAATACCTAAGGAGAAGAAGATTATTACCATGCTTCAACCGAAAATTAATGCTGGTAAGTTTTTGATTCTACCTACCATGGTTGAGATTATGGACGAAATCAAGAGTTTCCCTAAAGGAAAACATGATGACATTATAGACAGTATAGCAAATATCTTTTTGGCGATAAGCAAGAAGGGAATCGTTTTAGGACAGAGTCCTGTGAGACAGGTTAATCCCGGTACTACTGGTTCTGTAATCAAGGCTCGTCCTTTGTTTATGCCTTAATTTTTAGGAGGGTGCGATATGGATGTAAGAGAGTTAGCAGAAAATATAAAAGATATTATGAAAAGTACAATTAATTTGTCCGAGTCTAGCGATGATGAAGAAAAGGATTTGAAAGAAGTTGTACAGGAAGCAGACGCTGACGTTGTCAAATTTGAGGTTTCAGCAGACAACATAGACGATGTTATAGATAGGGAGCCTAGAGGTAATGATTTTAATAGGCCTTTAACTGAAGAGGAAATTAGTCAAATCGTTCGACAGGATATTGAGAATGCTAAACAATATCAAGCTCAGTTTTCACAAAAGTTTACTGAAGCTTATAAGGCTTATCATGCAATCATAGATGAGATTTACAATGCACCTAACCGAAGTCACTTTGTGTCCAGCGATGTTATGGACACCATTGAATGGATAATGCCTAGTTTGATGAGAATATTTATGGGCTCGAATGATGTTGTTTTGGTTAAACCTATAGAGGCTAAAGATGCTGAGAATGCAGAGATACACCAGCAACTGCTTAATTATCAGTTTACTTGTAGGATGGACGGGTTTACTAAATTGTATACATGGTTTAAAGATTCGCTCATCTATGGTACTGGTGTTGTGAAGATTAGTTGGGAAAACTTTTATGACAAAGTTTCCTTCAGGTATGAGGAATTAAGCGAAGAGGAGTTTATGGAGCTGGTTAATCATCCTAACATCTCCATTGAGGGCTATGATGAATATACTTACACTGAGGTTGAGCTAGACCCAGAGACTGGTGAAGAGGTAGTTAAATCCTATAACGCTTATAAGAACGTTAAAGGTTATGTTAAGAAGTTAGTATATTCAGGTCCTTGGATTGAGAACATTCCTATTTCCAGTTTCTATATTGAGGCTGGTGCTCGTTCAATTCAGGAAGCAAACTTTGTAGCACATAGAGTCAGGCGTTCTATGGATTACCTACGTCGCATGCAACGTGAGGGTATTTATCACAACGTTGACAAGATTATACCTAAGGCGGAAGGGGACGATGATTATGAGCATACGAAGTATGCGGATATAGAAACTGAATCCGAAAAAATAGATGTCGACTCCTTTGTTCAGGAAACCTCTGGTAGAGAGAGGGTTTGGGTATGGGAGTGTTGGGTAAAGCTTGATATAGATGGTGATGGTCTTTTGGAGAATTTGCTCATTACCATGGTTGATGACGTTATTTTGCGTATAGAGGAAAACCCATTTGACCATGGTGAACCCCCGTTTGAGATACTTGTGCCTATTATAGACACACATAAATTCTACGGTATAAGTCTTACCTCCTTGATTCTTGAATTCCAGAAACTTAAGACTGCATTGTTCAGAAATATTTTTGACAACATTGCTTTTGCAGTTAATGGTTGGTACTTGGTTAGCAGACATGCCAACGTTGACTTGAATGCTCTACAGAACGTAGGACCCGGCGATATTGTTCTAACTGACGATATTGCTAACTTCCGTCGTATTGAACCTTCAGGTGTTCCTAATTACTTGGTAACCCTTGCTGAATTTATTGAGGAGATGAAACAGCAACGTACTGGTCTTCCAAGGATAGCACAGGGATTGTCACCTAATTCTCTGTCAAGTTCTGCTACTGCTATTACTGCTCAGATGAATGCAGGACAGCAGAGGATAGAGCTTATTGCTAGGATTATGGCTGAGACTGGCTGTAAACGTTTGTTTAGAAAAATGATTTCTTTGAACCAGCAATTTATTGACCAAGAGTTTGTAATTCGTGTGTTTGATAAGGAGCTACGGATTACTCCAGATAAACTAGATGGTACGTTTGATTTGATTGTTAATGTTGGTGTTGGTGGTGGAGCTAGGGAACTGCAACAGCAACAGATGATTCAGTTGTTGAACTTGATGCCGACACTTGCACAGTTCGGTCTTGTTAAACCGGTACACGTATACAACATTGTTTCTAAGTTGCTGGAGTCCATGGGCTACAAAGATGTGGATAAGTTTATTGAAAACCCAGCTACAGCTATGGCTAATCAACCTATGTCACCTCAAGGACAGCCACAGACTCCAACGTTTGGTAGGGCAGTGAATAAAGCAGTTAAACCACAACCCAATGATATAAGGTCTATATTACAGAACACACCAAAATCTAATCCTTTTACATAAAATAATGTCCACAATATTTAATTTTTATGATATAATATTAATGTGAAGGGGGTATTTTAATGAGTAGTTTAGGAGAAGAAAAGACGTTTGACATGGATTTGATACGTGAACAGGCTTACAACTTTTATGTATCCAGTTATTTTCCGTTCTTTTGTAACGTAGTTGAATTTAGGATTAAATCCTTAGATGACCAAGTGTTTAGTCTTGATTACAGTGAAGAGAATGACAGAAAGCGTTTGGCGCTCATTATTCAAAAACATGAGCTGGAGAGGTTACTAAGCTACATCCGTTCGCTGGCGAATGAGTATGTAGCTTTGCAACAAAAAAAGAAAATGTGAAACATTGCATCTTGGGAGCAATGCCTGTGACGGCACCTGTGTAAACAGCAATGCCTTTGTGGGTAACTCCTGAGCACTGCAAAAAATAGGGGAGGTATGAGAATGACAAAACGTGTTGGTGGTTTTCTGGTACCCGATGACATGGAACTCGTTTTGCAGGAGCAGTTGGAGGAAGACACGCTGGAAGAGGAACAGAAGGAAGAAGGTTCCTCGGAAGCCACTGTCGAGGAGGCTCCTGAAGACGATCCCCATAGTCATGAGGGCGAGGAAGACCAAGAGGAAGTTAGTGAGGAAACTAGCGAGGAAACTACTGAGGAAGTTAGTGAAGAAGTCACTGAGGAAGTGAGCGAAGAGGCGGAAGAGGAAACTCCGCAAAAGGAAGAAAAGTCAAAGCCTGTAGCTGTACTTACCGTTTATGGAAAAGAGATACCCATCTATACCATGGACGAACTTATTGCTTACGCACAGCGTGGTTTTGACTATTCCAATAAGCTCTACCAACTGAAGCAGTGGCGTTCCACCATTGAGGCGGTTAACTACAATCCTCAGTTGAAGATGCTCGTTGAGAAGGTAATTCAGGGAGAAGACATTTCTAAGTACATAGTTGATCCAGAGAAGCAGGTAGAGCATAAGGAGACGGAAGAGGAAGCTGTTCCTAGTAATTATGACTTCGATGACATGGCTCCTTCGGATTTGCTTAAGACTTTTGAGCAGATTACGGACAAAAAGATTAAAGAATCATTGGCTCCATTTATAGCAAAG